AACGCCTTTCTCATTTTACCGCCCGCCCGTCCAACTGACAGCCCGGCCTATGGTACTCCTCTACAACTGGTCCTACCAGTCAACTGACAAAAAGCAAGAGCCAGTGAAAAATTTTCACCAGCTCTCACCAAATATATCAAAACCAGAAGTAACTGCGAAGCGGCCAGCAACCACCGAACAAGCGCCAAGGCTGTATATTCCAACAGTGCTCCCCTCAGCACTTCAACCCAGTTCAACCCCTGTTGATACCATGGTACTATTCTATACGTTATAGTTAAGACAAGCTAGAATAGCTTCCTTGCATTCCAGATTCTTAAACCTAAAACACCCATGCTCAAAAATATTCCGCAGGGTTATCAAAAACATATCATTCCTTTTTAACATAACAAAGCTTGTATTGTGATCGCTAGATGTAACCACCAGTTTCACACCAAAGCTTTCATCTGGGTTATTGTCAATATATAAGAACCCTTCGTTGCTATATTCTCTAATAGCATACCCCTTACCATTATATTTAATGGTAGCAATATACCTGTTAGCTCCTGATAACTTTTCTACAAAGGCCGTGTTGTCATTCAGATAAACGTTCTCAGCACTGTAAGCAACATAGCTGTTATTAGCAAAAGCCCTATTAAATCCGCTCTCTTTTTGAGCCGTAGACGCTGTATCTACAAATGCTTTTTCAAGCACCCAACCGTCACCCCTTAAAAACCTAGTATCTGCTCGAAGTCTTGAGCTAACACCAAGTGCTGAAAAGTAAGGGTTTAAGAGGGAAACAGCATTGCTCATCATGTATACCGGAACATATCGAATCTGTTTTCCTTGCCCCCTGGCAATGGAAGTGTGTATAGATATAAACTTGCTAACCTCGTTAGGGCAGTAGTGGTTAGACTCGCTTTGAAACTCATCGAAATACATACCATCAACATCTGACAGTAGGTGTGAGCAGTGCTTTAGATTCTCAGCTGAGTTAATCGCTATGCTATATCCACACGGGACACCATCAAGGAACAGTTCTTTAAATAAACCTTTTGACCTACTCTTTTCCCTCATTCTATGTCCCGGGAAGAACAGACCTCCAATGTCCTTAAAGAACTTGTCGGCACTATCACCCAGTTCATAAACGAACCGATTGACCAAGCAAAACTTTTGACCTTTGTTCAAAAATCTGTTTACAGCCAGTCGGTTGAAATATGTTGTTTTTCCTCCGGTTCTGTTCCCGGTACACATATAAATTTCTGGTGTTTTTCCGTTGATGTCTTTTAGACTTAACAGTTTTGTGCCGTCATAGTATGCCATGACCACTACTCTCCTTTCTACTATATCAGTATATCACATTTGTATAATTATGTCAACCACTCAACCCAGCCCTTTAAAAAATTTGGATAAGGTTAGTTTAAACTAACTAATATTTTGATTATCAAACTTTTAGATATTTTGATTATCAGAATATATTTTATGTAAATCTAATATACATATGGTCATTATGCCACACATATGGTATAATATACACGTAATGGAAAGGGGGTTAGACGATGGAAGGTATGTACCCTGTTTTTGTAGCTCTTGGTTTTAATCTGATTGACTTAATCTCTGGTATTTTCACAGCAGTAAAAAACAAAGATGTACAAAGTTCAAAACTCAGGGATGGTCTTTTCAAGAAAATCGGCTTCATTCTCTGTTATGCAGTAGCTTTTGGGCTTGATACCTATGGCAACTACATTGGTTTTGACATCTCAGTTAAAACGTTGCCTATTGTAACAAGCTATGCTGTCATAACAGAAATCGTGTCAATTATTGAAAATATTCACGCCCTGAACCCTGAAATACTTCCCGAAAAGCTATTGTCAATTTTTAAAATCGAATCAAAGGAGTGATAAAATGGAAGGTATTGAAAACATCACCTTAGAAGAGTTAATTGAAAAAATGAAGGGAGAAAAAACATGAGTATCTTTCATGGTGTAGCTGGTAAACGCACTACTCCCCCACTTGGCGTATGTTTCCACAATGACGCAGGTTCTAAAAATGCAACCTGTGGTTTCTATTCCTCGTGGCTTCCATGCCATGAACCCGCCGCAGGTTTTGCGCATTATTATGACTGCTCAGATGGTATTTTGCAAGCCGAGGACGAAAAATATAAAGCATGGCACTGTGGAAACTCCTATGGCAACGCTAATTATATTAGCATAGAAATATGTCAGAGTATGGGTGATATTGAAGTATTCAAAAACAACGAGAAAAACGCAATACAGTTAGCAAGAAAAATTTTATCGCGATATTCACTCCCAGCTAACAGTGATACTGTTAAGCTTCATCAAGATTTTGCTTCAACAGCCTGCCCTCATCGTTCCATGGAAATTCATGGTGGGCTGGAATCAACCAGAGAATACTTTATCAGCCAGCTTGTTGCACCTATTCCAGCAAAAAAGAAAGGAGAAAAAGACATGCAGTGTTTTTATACAGTTGACGGCTCACCCAACGTATATTGGTTTAACGGTGACTCTGTAAGACTACTTACACACCCAGACCAGGTGTCAATCTTGAACCGCATATATCACGACATTAACGACTGTGACATCCCAACATACGCTTTTACATCTTCTGCACCCTGGCATAAAAGACTTATCCAGGCAACCGGTTGTGAAAAATTGTCAGCCGCAGACGGTAAAATCGGGTAAACTATGCCAAGCATTAACCAGGCGTATAATTGGGCTGTTAATACCTGCAATGCTCCGAACGTTGGGTACTCCCAAAGTTACCGAAACCAGCAAACAGTTGGTGGTGTAACCTACTATGATTGTTCTTCCTTTATCAATTACGCTCTTTTAGCTGGTGGATGGACAACACCTTCCTATGCCCCTCGAAATAACAGCTTTACGACTTACACCATGGCAAGCGAACTTTTGCGCTTGGGCTTTACAGAAGTCAGCGCAACAGGCATCTGGAAGCCTGGTGATATCGGATTAAGTTCAGGCCATACAGAAATGGTGTATTCTGGCGGTACTGGCGGCGGTGTATGTATGGGTGCGCACACGAATCAAGCACCCCTTTCAGGACAAGTTTCTATTGGTAGCAGTTCTGGAAATACAGGTTATGTCAGCACTTATAATCGCTTTCCTCGTTTGTTTAGGTACGGTAGCGGTGCAACAGGAGGAAACAGTGAATCAGAATCCACGATTAATGTCTATGTTGTTGCCGCCATGTGCGGAAACTTTTGGCAAGAGTCCCATGTTGATCCAGGAATCTATGAATCATTAAAAGTAGTTCCGTTAAAAGATAATTCAGTTTACGGTGGTTATGGGCTAGGCCAGTGGACTAACAGCGTGCAATATGGCGTGTATAGAAGAACAGCGTTAGCACAATGGTTAGATGATAATGGGTATGCTTATGACTCAGGAGAAGGGCAGATAAAATTTTTGCTGTATGAAAATTACTGGACAAGTAACGGTTACGCTTCACAGTTCAGCAGTTTGCAAGATTTTTTAAACTCAGATTCTACAGACTTAGCAACTCTTACTTATGCATATCAGCAAGGGTGGGAAGGAATTTGGAACAGCACGCACACATTAAGATACCAGTTTGCACAAAAAGCACTTGCTTACATCCAACAACATGCCAATGATGCATCCATTACAACGTGGATAACTGGAAACCGTTATTTAAGCGAAGCTGAAGCATTGCACAACTGTGTATTGATTTTCAGGCTTCTTTCTGGTGGCGGTGGCGGTGGTGGAACAATCGTTAACCCAGGAACATTAAGAACTAAATTGCCAGTATACGCTATGATAAGAAACAGGAGGTATTTATAAATGATTAGAACCTTAGAAGAACTTTTGTCAGATGTGGGGGAGGGTACAGATGATAACACCCTCAAGCTGTTAGAAAATATCAGAGATACATACAACGACTTACAGTCTAGAGCTTCTGACACTGAAAACTGGAAAGAAAAGTATGAAGCTAATGATAAGGAATGGAGGGAGAAATACAGGAACGCTTTTATGAAGCCACCTGTAAACACCAACCCAGACCCAGACCCAACCCCAGAACCCAACAAACCATTACGTTTTGAAGATTTATTTAAGGAGGAAAAATAAATGGCTAAAAGAGTTGCATTAAGCACATTAAATGCCAGCACGATTGATATTCTTAATACAATCCGTGCAAATGCCAGCTATGATTATCAGTCAAGTGTACCTGAGGTAGAAAACGCACATGACATTCCGAAGGTAGGCGAAATTATTACAGGTACGCCAGCATTTGCAAATCAGTTCATTAATGCTCTGGTGAACCGAATCGCTCTGGTGCGTGTAAAATCCGCTACGTTCAACAATCCTTATGCAATGCTCAAAAAAGGATATTTAGAGTTTGGGGAAACAGTGGAAGAAATTTTCGTGCAGATTGCGCAGGTTGTTGACTACTCAGCCGAGAAAGCAGAAGCAAGGGAACTGAAAAGAACTCTGCCTGATGTGCGTTCAGCGTTCCACGTTATGAACTGGCGTGTTATGTATCCGGTTACTATCCAGGATAATGACTTAAAACTGGCGTTCCTGTCTATTGACGGTGTACAGGACTTAATTGCTAAGATTGTAGACTCTGTTTACAAGGCGGCAGAATATGACGAATTTCTGCTGTTTAAGTACCTTCTTATTAAAGGTATTTCACAGGGACAGCTTTATCCGACTTCCATCGGTGCGGGCACAGATTTAAGTGAAGCCGCCGTAGCATTTAGAGGTTACTCTAACAAGCTTACATTCATGAGCAAGGACTACAACAATTCCCACGTAAAAACAGCTACACCGAAAACAGACCAGATTATCTTTATGGACGCCATGTTCAATGCCCAGTTTGACGTTAACGTGTTAGCTTCTGCTTTCAACATGGATAAAGCAGATTTCATGGGGCGGCTGTTCCTGATTGATGATTGGACAACCTTTGATAATGAACGTTGGGAAACCCTGAGAACGGCTTCTGACGGGCTGGAAGAAGTGACTGCGGCAGAACTGGCATTAATGGCAAATGTAAAAGCCGTTCTGGTTGATGAAGAATGGTTTCAGGTTTATGACAATGAAGCGAAATTCACCGAAAAATATATCGCAAGCGGGCTGTACTGGAATTACTTCTATCATTCCTGGAAGACAATTTCTAGTTCACCCTTCAGCAATGCGGTTGTATTCTGCACAAGTGGGGCAACGTTAGCACTTCCAAAGACAATCAGTTATACGGTTGAATCAAAAGATGTTGACGCTGATGGAAACTACGTGTTCACTTTACGTGAAGCAGACCAAACAACCATTTTTGACAACAGCCCTGTGTTTGTGCAGACTGAAGCACTGACAGCTAAAGGTGTTGCGGTTCATCCGGACGGCGGTGTTATTATCCCGTCTTACAGTTCCTATGCTGGCACAGAAAAACTTGAAATCAATGTTGCCGGGGTAACATATACTTCTGCGGCATTTCCTAAAACTACAGCACAGGGAGCAACAGTTACCTTCACTTCTTCAGCAGGTGAATAACTTAATTACCATGTTTCACGTGAAACACTTCATACGGTGTTTCACGTGAAACATTAAAGGAGGAGTGTAAAATGTATGTTGAACCGGATTCAACGATTATTTTATTAAGCGAATGTCCCCTCGACCCTGATTACCGTAACTCTGTTTTCTGGACTTCCAGGGGTGACCAGACAAATTATTTCCTTTCTTTAATGAAGTTTCAATACACCAGACAATCTTACCAGTCTGTTACAAAAGGGGTAGTACGTTTCGGTGCTCAGTTCGACTCCCTGTATGACGTTAATTACATGATGTTTCAGAATACACATTACAGTAATAAGTGGTGGTACGCATTTGTAACAAAAGTCGAATATGTGTCTGACAGCATGACGAACGTCTATTTTGAAATTGACGTTTTGCAAACATGGTATTTTGACTACGATTTACAGCATTGCTATATAGCACGAGAACACACAAACTCAGACCAGCTATTTTCTAACCTGCTTCCTGAGCCAGTAGAACTTGGGGAATATACACCTAACACTTATGGAAGTATAGGGAATGATAGTTGGTATGACATGGCTGTTGCTATGCTGATTGTAGACACTGGGGAAGCCACTTCAGAAGGGCGGTTAATAGATGGTGTATATTGTGGGTGTGATTATTGGATATTTAATCCTGCGGACGTTTCCGGTATTAACAACAAAATCAGTCAGTATGTACAGCAACCCGACGCGATTGTTGCCATGTATATGATACCGATTATGTGTCTTGGGTTTAATAGTGCTTCCCAGATTATGAGTGGTGGACAGCAGTTTTCAAGCAATAGTTCAGCAACGCCACGCACATTTTCTACTGACGTTTTATCAGGCAATACAACACTGGACGGATACAGACCCAGGAACAAAAAACTTTTAAGTTACCCATACACCTACTACGGTGTAGATAATGCTTCTGGTTCTTCCCTTGTATTGCGTTACGAGTGTTCAGATGAGCCTATCCATTTAATTACAGTGAGAGTCACAGGAAACCTGCTCCAGCCTATCCAGCTGAAGCTTGAACCAGTCAATTATAAAAATTCTGGTAGTATTCTCAGTTCTGAAGCACTCCACAGCGAATACATCACGTTACAAGAGTACCCTATGTGTAGCTGGTCGACCGATGCATATAAAGCATGGGTGGCACAGAATAGCGTACCGCTTCAGCTTTCCACAGCAAGCAAAGCTGTTGGTGCGATTACACAGCTTTTTGGGAATCCTGTTGGGGCTATCGGAACAGCTTTTGACACTGTCACAAATTTAATGTCTCAAAACTACACAGCTAGCATACAAGCCGACATTGTAAAAGGTAATGCTACTGCTGGTAATGTGAATGTGGCTAATAAAAAGCAACGGTTTTATGGTGGTAGATATAGCATCTTATATCAGCAAGCGGCTATGATAGATAACTTTTTTGATATGTATGGGTACACCGTTAACCGTCTGGCTGTACCTGCCAGGATGAACGCAAGACCACAATGGAAATACACCAAAACTGTAGGGTGCTGTATAACTGGAAGTCTTCCTGCGGATGATGAAAGAAAAATCTGTGAAATATATGACAAGGGCGTTACTTATTGGAGACACGCTGAAAATGTCGGTAATTATGGTCTTGATAACAGCGTTTATGTCGACACGTAAGGGGGAAACATGGCTAGAAGAAAAACAAACTTTGAAACCAGTGCTCGATTTAACAACAGCACTTTTAATATGTATTATAACCGCATGTTGGAACTGGCATACGCTTCCATTAAGTGGGAAAATTTACCGGATACAGTAGATGAGCGTTACCTTGAGATATCGCTAAACCGCAATGCATCAGCAATATTTTTTAAAGACCCGGTGATTGGCGAAATGGCTTTAACTTGTCTCTTTAACGGGAACTTTGATGCCTACGGCAATCCGGTGAGCAGAAGAGCCTACAGTTATTACAATAACTACCAAAGGGAGCTTGACTCTTCTAACAGTGTGATTATCTGGAATAATTTCACCAGAACACCGTCTACTACTTTTATAAAAGACTATGCATTGCGGTTATACAATATTGACCGGACGATTGATGTTAATATCAACGCACAGAAAACCCCTGTCTTAATTACAGGTACGACAGACCAAAGGCTGACATTGATAAACCTATACAAAGAATACGCTGGGAACGCTCCAGTTATTTACGGGGATAAAAATTTAGACTTAAACAGCCTTAATGTCCTGAAAACAGATGCGCCCTATATCAGTGATAAACTATATGACTTGAAAACCCAGATATGGAATGAATACCTTACTTACTTAGGTATTACAAATGTAAGTTACCAGAAGAGAGAACGTCTTATATCAGATGAGGTTATGAGAGGGCAGGGCGGAACAGTCGCAAGTAGATGGTCAAGACTTGCGATGAGACAAAAAGCGGCAGACGAAATCAATAAGATGTTTAATCTTGATATTGAGGTTGATTTCAGAGGTGAGGAAGAGATTGAAAGTTATCTTTTAACCCCACCCGGCGGAAACCCTCATGAACCAAAAGGGGGTGAACCTAATGAGTAAATACACTACTCAGGTTCGGTTTATTTGCGAACAGTTGTCAGGATATGTACAGTCGGTTGATTACTCAGATGTTGACCTGGTTTTACGGTCAGCAGAGCCAAAGATTTTTGATTTTGACTATCCGATATTTGACGAAAATTATCGGCATGTTCTTAACACAAAAATTTTGAAGCATTACTATATCAACGAAATTGGGTTAGAAACCTATGCTCTTTGGAAATTACGGTTAAACACCAAAATGAATGAAATTATGCCGTATTATAACCAATTATACAAGTCTGAGCTATATACTTTCAACCCACTTTATGACACTGATATTACCAGGCAACATAAGGTGGATAGAAGCCAGGAGGGGACAACTAAAACTACAGACACCAGCACGACAGAACAAACTAATGGAAATGTGCATGCTGATGCTTACAGCGATACACCCCAGGGAGGGATTACAGGTGTTGAGAAATTAAATTATCTGACAAATTATCGAAAAGTGACAGATGATAATAAGCTTGACAGTAAAATAACTGGTAATACTGACACTGACACTGGTATCACCTCATTAGAATCCTATGTCGAGACCGTAAAAGGAAAGCAAGGAGTCCGTAACTATTCAGACCTTCTGAAAGACTTTAGAAGCACGTTTTTAAATATTGACATGCAGGTGATTGACTCATTATCAGACCTGTTCATGCTGATATGGTAAGGGGGTACGATATGGCACACAGAGTAGGAAGTCGCTGGAATTGCGTTTTGCCAGCGGTTTACAATAACAGCCTTAGCTATCAAGAAAATATTGACCAACTGATTTATATTGTAAATCAGTTGAGAGAAGAAGTTAAAGCCTTAGGTACATCAATACTCCCGACGAACGCCGATGGTACAATTAACTGGGGCAAAGCTGGGGATTTTGCTGTTTCTAATGGCGTTGACCGTTTAGAGTGGGAAACCATTGAAGACGGCAACGATTTAGAATATTAAAATAATAGGAGGTAAACGATTATGCCAAACGTTTTTGTCGACAAGGAAGCTTTGACAAACATTGCAGATGCAATCAGAAGTAAACGAGGCTCTGAGGATACTTACACCTTGGCTCAGATGCCAGAAGCAATACAGGGAATTACAACTGGAAGTGACACTGCAGATGCAACCGCAACTGCCGCTGATATCGTGAAAGGACTTACAGCCTACATTGCGACTGGAAAAGTAACCGGAACTATGGAAGCTGTTACGCTTGTAGAATATGATGGTACACCTTCTGTATCCGCTGGCAACATTATTATGAAAGCAACTAACAATATAAGACGGTTACTGGCTAATGCTGCTACAGTTTCAATGTCTGCGCCTTCTTCTACGTTCGGAAATGCTACTAGCGACCTGGTAGCGGCTGGTAGCACTTTTACAAGTTCCGCAGGATTTAACGTGTCTGGCACTATGGCAGACGGCTCTACAATCTCTTACTAGGAGGAATAAGAATGGCTAATGTATACATTAATGACGCATTACTTACAGCAATCGCTGACGCCATTCGAACCAAAAACCCGGGGGCAGGAGAACTGACCCCTGGGGAAATGGCAGAAGCTATATTAGCTTTAAGTGCGCTGGACACTTCAGACGCTACAGCTACAGCGGCACAGATATTGTCTGGATACACCGCATATGCAAAAGGGCAGAAAATTACGGGAAATATTCAGCAGTTATCCTCTATTTCCGGTAGTGGAACACTGGAAAAAAGTGGAAGAAATATGTTGGTGAGTGGTGAAAGTGTAAGCACTGGTTTTATATCAGGCTCTACCGCTATTACGTTAACGGTAGCTGGTGATTCACTAGGCAACGCTAACACGGGAAATGTCTTATCTGGATATACCTTTACTTCAGCAAGTGGTGTTAAGCTTACAGGAACGGCTAGAAATTCCAGTAACGGCTCTGTATCTTTTGCGTGGAATAACACAGACACCAGCTATACCATTGAAACGGGGCTTGCCAATATTGGCAATTTTTGTATTGCGAAAACAAGTGGTGGGGGTAATGGGATGTATAGCTTTGAATATAATGGCTCTTCCCCTGCTGGTTATTGGCGTGATGAAGATGGTAGCATGGTTCAGAGGGTTAACTCTGGATTCACTATAGACGGTGGCTCAATTACCTTCGACAATTTGAACCAGGGACTTAGGGGCAGCTATAGGTGGATAGCCAGAAGCAAGACTTGATGAGAGGGGGAATAATATGATACCATGTACTTACACAGAAAAAGTATTGCCAACTGTTTATGATAACAGTTTGAGCTATGAAGAGCAGATTAATAAAATCTTGTATTATCTGCATCACTTTGTAGTCAGTGATGAGGAATTAAAAGACATGATTAATTTGTTCAACAGTATGACTTTTAAAAATGTTGCTGGCCTGTTAGGTTATGGCAGTCTTGCCAATCCTATTGACTTACAGGATTTAGGGATTGAATCCCATACAATGCTGTATTTCCCTAAAGGGACTTACTGGATTTCACCCCTCACAATCACCGGGCTTGAGTATGTGACATTTGTAGCACCAGAAGCGGAAATATATTTAACTGGTGATTTCCTGGTTAATGCTTCAAATTGTCCGCATTTAACCTGGTATGGCGGCTGTATCGACGGGAACAATCAGAATAACTACGGCTTTCAGCTTATGGACGGGGCAAGTCCAGTTGTAGACAGTGTTTCTTTCCGAAACATGGGTAGTGTATCACAATCGGACGTCTGCATGTTAAAGCTGTTAGGAGATAATACAGGGTTTAGGGTGCAGAACTGTTCCTTTACAAACTGTACCTCAGGTGTAGAATATACTGACGGTTTTATACATGCCTACGGTATGTTAATTGGAAGACGCTCCAGCACAAAATCATACCCACTGACGGGAATGGTGTCTGAATGTATCTTTAACAATATCGCTGGCATGGATACTACAGTTAAGGGGGATGGAGAAGGAATATTTATCAATATCCCTCCGTACCTGGACGAATACGGAAACAGGCAGACTCCCAACCCCCTGATTGAAATTGAAAAATGCACATTCTACGAGTGCAAGAAAAGAGGTATTAAGACCGCCAGCCATGGTGTTGAAATCCGTAACTGTGATTTTCAGGGTGCTTACTATCTTGCGTCTATCGAATGTCAGTACGGGCATAATTATATCAGACATTGCAGGGCTATAAATACATCTGACTGGAATAAGAGTGTTACCAGTTGTATTGTAATTGACGATGGTGGAATGACAATAGAGGACACCTATATGAGCGCGCCGTATACTTATGTTGACCCCGAAACGGAGGAAACAAAAAATACTTATCATCCAGGCGTGCGACTGAATACAAGACTTCCAGCCAGCCCTGTACCGGATAATGAGCCATGGGACACTATCTATATTACAAGATGTACCATGGACGGTGTTAGCCGTGCCGTATTTGCTAATGACAGCAATGCCGGCGCTTCTGGCAAATATACTTTAAGCGGCCTTGAAATTAGGGAGTGTGTGTTCGGCAGGTTTAACCAGCCGCATTGCGTAGATATTTCAAGCACCATTTTTTCAAGCATTGATGTGTTCAAACTTGTTGACTATAAACTGAGTTACGGTAATACCAGAAATGTTGTAAAACAGTTTAACAACGGCTTTACCTATCCCATTGGAATAGGTGTCCCTGTACTGTTAGATTATGAAAACTATTCCTGCTATTGGAGAGATGAACCTCAGAGCGGTTATGATGGTCTTCCCACAACTGTTACTCATGCAAAGATTGTCTGGGCTGGTGCTAACATGGGCGGCCAGGTTACCTATAAAGAATTTATGGGTAGCAAGGGAAGCTTTATCCGGGCTGAGAAAAACCCGGGAGAGATTGACCAGACCCTTTCCAAGCAGCTTCTTTATAATTCCAGACCAGGTGATTTACTGGTAAATTATTTGAATGGAACTATGTGGATATGCATGGGTTCAGCCAGTGATACAAGTATTGGAATCTGGCAAATGATATGGCAGGGCGGTAACCCAAACGCCTAAAAAATTACTTATGATACCCTTGTGGTATAAAATGTTTCACGTGAAACAATTTGTAAAGTTTCACGTGAAACATTTTTTTGATTTAGCCTGTTGTGCCAAAACCTCCTCGGTCTTTATTTTTTAACTCTTGCACCTCTACCAACCGGATTTCCTCAAAGGCGTCCTGGGAAGCAAAAACCCGGAACTGTGCAATTCTTGTCCCTTTTGGGATATAAATATCTTTTGTTGCCAGGGCTGGGAACTTCCATTCGTCATGGTCGCCACAGTAAGAACTATCTATAACGCCTATGCTATTCGTCATTAATAGCCCCCACCGCTTGAAAGTGCTTGAACGTGGGGCTACAATCGCTTCATGGCGGGGCGGTAATTGCATGGCTACCCCTAACGGAATTTGAAAATAATCCCCTTTCTTCATATATACTTCACAAGCAGTATAGAGATCAACCCAGTTACCTTTTGGATTAAATTCCAGCTTTGTTCTATCATCTTCAAAATATTTTACGAATATTACTTTTATTACTTTCATCTATTATACTCCTTTCATTGTAAACAGCCCAGGGGTAAGAACAATTCCACCAGGCAGATGCTTTGGGTACAGCTTTCCAGGGACAACCAGACCTGGTTTAAAATCTTGGTATGTACGTTTGACCGGGCTGTTGTCTTTAAACAGAAATTGAAGCTCATCTTTCGTCCATTCTTTCTGAATACCGTTTTCAGTGTAACCGTTTATATCTTGTGTTCCCTCAAATGATAATTCAAGTAGATTTTTACACTTCTTCGGCATCCCTGCCGCCTTGATATTATGATAAGGTCTTTCTAAAACCTCACCATGCCACCCGTCTTCATGGTTAAATAGGTCTTCTTCAACAACGTGTTCAATATATGTTTTCTGTCTGACAAAGATGGCTTTATCCCAGCGACTTTCCAATTTCCAACAACAAAAATTTGAAGGATGAACAGTTATTCCTTTTATCTCTGATGGCTCTAAATCACAGTGTATAGAGTCCGTGTCGGCATAGATGAAACCGGGTTTATCTTCACCATAATAGTTTTTCTGAGCGGCTCTAATGGTGAAATTTCTTGCGTATGATGTTACTGCCGAGCCAACCGCTATGTAACCAGGTTTTTTATCTTCTTCATGAACCTGTGTAAAGTGCAGAATAGCATCTTCAAATGACGCTATTTTGAAACTTGAATCCGGGCTTGATGCCATTTTTCCGTAAAGGTTATTTAAAAATAACTTTGCCTGTTCACGCTTTGCACCTTTACTTGTCTTTTTAATTTCGGCGTATTTATCAATGTATTCATCAAAAATACCTACTTGTGAATAAAAATAACAGCCGTCAATAACCTGGAAATCTACTAGGTTATAGTGCTCTTTAATCAGTTCAAAATCAGTCATTGTCAAAGTTAATTCTACCGCTGTGTTCCGCAGATTGCCATCTTTATCAGTCCAGTGACTAACATACACCCCTTTTTCAGCGTCCCAGACATCGGATGTGTCTAACCACTTTGTTGCCGGGTAAAAAGGATTGCCTTTTATTTGAATACAAGGCAAATAGCCCTCTTTAATATAAAACCTTGTCTTAATCCTGACAAAGTAATACATATTATCCCTTTTCGCTTCTGACGGAATAAAATTGCCTGTCCAGAAACACGGTTTACCGACTGGATAACGGTTTCCGCTCATAGAGTGCATGACAGAAGGATACAACGAATTAACGTCAGCGGTTATACCATTTTCATATAATTTATTAGCTTTCCCTGGGACTAGATAACACCAGCCACCCTTATAACTTTTCCTCAGCCATTGGCCTGCATTTTGATAGGTATGGGTTTCGGGTTTAATTGAATATTTATAGAGGTCTGGGAACATTTCCCAATACTCTAATTGATTCTTGGTGGAATGTTTACAAATGGCTTTATATTCGGCCAAACAACATGAACCAATTGTCAGCTTGTCATGTCCTTCTTTGAACATGATTTCTAATGCTTCTTTGACTACTAAAACGTCATTGGCAATATATTCCTTTTCTTTATCTGTAATTTCACAGCCAGGATATCTCAGCCCTTCATATTCCATATCTAGCTTTTTATGCTTTGTCCCAAAAGATTTACCTATTCTTTCTACACTGTAAGGAAGAAGTTTAAGGCTGTCCCTTATCTCAATAAAATGGTCGTTCACTTTAAAAATTATAGTGTACCATTGCCCCATCTTAGAGATAGAGTATCTTACACCGTTATTACACATTTCTTTTTTATCCTGCCATTTTACAGATAATGGCATCTCTGAAATCTTAGTGTAAGCTTGTGTAAATTGTTTAACATATAGTAGATAATTCAGCCAGAAATCACCGTCAAATTTTAAATTGTGGTAATAGATTATAACGTTTCGGTTTAATGTGGTTAGATAATCATATGTTTCTTCAATGCTGTGAAAAATATGTACCTCTTCTGTGCCAACCTCAACAACGGCAGAAGCCCAAACCGCTGTTGAAGTTTGGCCCTCATAAACCGTTGTTTCAAAATCACCAACTAAAATGAGGGGCTTTAATCGTACTCTTCGGGCAGTTCCCATGATTCTTCGGCTTCTGAAGCGGCGTTTATAACTCTCATATATTCAAACCTATCCATGTATCGGTCTTTCTCAAAGACACCTGAATCTGGCAGGAAATCTAACATCCGGCCAACAAATGTCGTAGCCGAATTTTTATCGTATACTTCCTGGTAGTTAAATGTTATGCCACTCTCAAAACCATCTGACAGCATATCCGCAAAAGCTTTCTTGCCTTTTTCCTTCATGATTGTGTTAGCCCATGCTTTAATATGATTGTACATCGGGCCACCTTTTAATTCAGATAATTGCTGGTTAAACGTTGATATTACAACCTTATCATACCAGTCTGTACTATCAGAGATAGAAACAGGTGGGATAAAACCAGGTTCATTATTTAATATTTCGCCTGTGGTTACATCCACGTTGAAATCTGAAAGCTCCTGAATCTTCTTAGGTGTTAACTTTTTAAGTGTGTTTGTTAATGCTGTAAGCTGAGAGCCTTTAACACCTTGTTTTCTTAATTGTACTTCCGTTGCGATTTGCAGGTTGATATTTGCACCTTTTTTGTTATGTCTACGGATGTATGCCATAACCCTGTTTCTATTTCTCGTGTAAGCAGAGACTTTTTTTCTTGCCATATGAATCCCTCCCTAGTTTAATGTTTCACGTGAAACTTCCCTATTGCTCAAAACTTTAATGTTTCACGTGAAACTTCCCTATTGGACAAAAAAAGGATACGTTGTTAGCGTATCCTTTTATAAGACTGCATTAGTATTATAATTCACTAACAGCCAGCTCGCAATTTATAAAATCTCTACCGGACTTTGTGATGCCAGAAGTTTTGATGATTGGGAACTCGCCTTTAAACAGTTTGGCGATTTCAAAGAAAGACCTTTTGAACGTTGCTGACTGGCAACTGTACACAACATGTTCGGGAGTCATAATAGAAAGCAGGTCTGCATCTTCTCCCTTACCATCTTCTTTCTCATCGGTGTATGTAGCATATGCCGCTACTTTTATAACTGTGCCGTCCGGGATCTCTTTCAGCACTTTGATGGCAGGTGATAATGTCATAAGGTAAGTATCTACTGCGTCAAGTTCTTTGGATGGTTTAAAATCTTTAATCATTTTTTATTCTCCTTTTTCTTTGTTTTTATTCTGCTTCGGTTTCTTTTGTTCTTTCTGGAAGTGGTGGCAATTCCTGGGCGTTTGCGATAAACGCTTCCTCAGTCATACCATAGCGAACTTCTTTTTTCTCGATGTTCTTAACAGCAATCACTTTTAATCCATCAGCTACAGGTGTCAGACTCTTCATGATATGCTCTGGTGTTTTAAATTCACCGGGAAGCTGAAAAGGCACTTCAGAAGGTGTTAAATCATTTACGTTAATTACTACCGATGTTCCTGTTGTGATTGTTACAGTTCTTGTTACCATTCTTTTTGCCATGTCGTTTCTTTCTCCTTTCTCTAGTTTATTTTGCTCTGTGTTTCTCAGTCGGGCTTGCAACCGCTCATAGCCACATTACAATAATTTAGGTAGGGGTGGGGGGCTTACTTAGCGGCAACTAGTTAAGCCCCCTGTATTCATAATGAAAAGTACTCTTTGAACTGTTCTTTCAAGTTCAATCATATTATAGCTCATATCACCCCTTTTGACAATAGTTTTTTGCGCTCATATGTTAAAATTTCTTTTACGTCTTCTATTGTGTAGAGTTCATAAGAAATGCCGTCATATGAAAATAAAATTTTATTTTCAAAAGCAATGTAATATTTTTGTTTTAATATGTTCCCTATTAATAGAGCCGCCCGTTTTCTATGATGCTCACTATTATAATGTGTTACACCTTTTTCATTTGATACAAATGCATGGTCTAATAGTAGGTTTACTAACTTTGCTAAATCAGCATCTTTGGTTAGGTTGTATGGTTTAGCCTGTGGTGATGCTTTAATAATGGGTGTTACTTGTTTAATTGTGGGTACTTTCAATTTATCTTCCTCCCTATTGATTGCGAGTATACACATAAGTATTACCCCTGTGACAGAACCTAAAATAAATGTTACTGCGTAAAGCATTTCATTTTCTCCTTTCATAAAATGTTAATAGCACTATGATTATAAACCATAGTATTAAAACTGTAATTACATCCCCTGGCAATTTCATTTTCTCCTTTCCTGTTATTTTATGAATACCGTAACAATCATGTGGTTATGGCAAACTCTTAAATCTATGGTAACAACCTCTTTTGTTAAAATAGAATCAAAAGAGCCTTTAAATTCTGTGTGTGCGAAATAATCAGTCTCTTCATAGATATTTAATTCCTCTATAACCGTTTCACTAAAAAATAACCAATTTAAAAATCTCTGAAATGTCATTTAATCACCCTCGTTAAAATTAAAAGAACTATTGCAGTTACATAAACTTCTAAACCTAAAATTATAACATCTGTCATAATAGTAAACCTGCACCTTCTTTCCCTAGTGCGTCAAATAGTACATTTACATTTTCTGATGTCCGTATAAAATAAAGTTTGTGTACAAACCGCTTTGTTAGATAGTTCGGAAGGTATAATATATAGCCTTCTCCAAACTTCCCTGCGTATTTGGTTATCATAACCTCTTCTTGCTCACGGTTTTTCTGATTTCTTTTTAGGTAACCCTGAGCTGATGCGAAGTGATGGAAAAATAACCGCTCTTCTGTTAGCCCTGTGGACTCCAGGAAATCATAAGCTTTATACAGGGAGTCGCAAAAGATTATCTGCTCAGTGTTATTTATTAATACTTGCGGCATTTAAACACACCCTTTCTTTAACAGTGCGTCTGATACTTTAACTATTAGCCTATCGGCGTATAGAATTTCTTCCTGAGTAGGTAATTTTTCATTGTAGCGATAACCATTTTTCGTTCCTAAAAGATACCAGTTGAACTCATAATAGTTTAAACGCATTTTTAATGCTGCTCTGATTGATGTTCTTATCATATGAATATAAACGCTGTTCATATTTACACCTCCTGACAAAAGACTGTTAAATCACCGGATACCATTCTGATAATATATGCTTTTTCTTTCTTATGAGCAAATACGCTATTCATAGGGAGTATATTTATTATGTTGTAATCTGCCTGTAATTCTTCCAAGTCTTCCTCTGTGATTGTCAGGTTGTTATATACCTGATAATATGCTGAATAGATGATATCGGCTATGTCTATACTAAAATCCTCAAATAAAATATCTTCTAATGCTTCCTTTAATTCAGGAGAAGCTGTGTTATAATACTCAGTTATAAATACTTCATTTGAACAAGGTGCTACTGCGAAGTGTATCTGCTCCCTTAAATCATCATCCATGTAAGACGCTATGCTGTTCATTAATTCATTTGAGATTGTTACTAATTTCTTCATATTAGATACCCCTTTCTTTGATTAACTGTTTACTGTTCCTTTCTTTAATTATATTATAGCACATAAT